CAGGCGCATCGAGACCGATTGAGCCGTACGCTCCAGCGGAATACACCTCGTCTTCAGTCACGGCTGACACCGTGTAGTGGAGCGTGGTGATGATGCCGTCAGCCAGATTTCTATCGCAGTTAGCGACTTTCCAGGTGTAGGTGTTAGCCATGGTGAAAGAAACTCAGGATTAGTGTAAGCGTGGTTGCCCCGCTGTGACAGGGGGCGGCTAGCCGTTAGGTTGAGGCTTGCAGCGTGATTACGCTTCCAGAAACTGTACCGCTGGCAGTTGCAAGTCTCAATACAGCCCCAGACGTACTGAAATTGATAGTCAAGCCCGTGCCATTGTTTTCAGAAATAACAGTATGAGAGCCATGTCTCCATTGCACAAGCCCAACATATTGTGCACCATTAGCTGTGTTAAACAGCTGAACAAAAGCTAAACCGCCAAGACCAGAAGTAGCAGTAATGTTTGTAGCCGTTGTAGAGATGTTTGTAAAAGCGTGGCTTCCGAGAGTGTTGTTACCAAGTCGAAGCGCACTTGCTTGAGTTAGACAAGTAGGGCTTGAAGTCGTGCCGATCGACACACCACCACCTGACGGAATGCGCAAATATTCACTGGAAATATCACCAACGCCGCCAGAAGTTTTTCCAATAGCCAGTTGATCCCAAAAAGAAATTTTAGAAATACCACTTCCCACACCAGCTAACGCAAGAATGCCATCTCCGTTAGTACCACCTTCGATGTTTAAACGGGTATCACCTGTTCCTGCATTTAAATGGAGAATCGATGACGGCGACGTGGTGCCGATACCTACGTTCCCACTTGAGTCGATCCTGAGTCGCTCCGCAGAGTTTGCCGCGAAAAGCAGAGCATTATCAGAGTGGCTGTAGCCTATGTATCCTTGGTTATTAGTATCTCCAGTATCGGTAAAACCTAGGAACGAAGAATTGCTTGTTCCGGTGTGCAATGTAATGCCAGAGTTGCCGCCTGTTTCTGAAACAACAAGGTTATTTGTGCTTGAACTAAAGTTGCCTGGCGTTGAAGTTCCAATCCCGATGCCCGAGCTGTCGATGCGTAGACGCTCAACCGCATTTGTGCCAAATCGAAGAACGTTATCAGTATGTTCGTACTGAATGTAACCCCTGGATTCATCAAGACCGGAAGTTCCGTCAGAGAAGAATATCTTGCCCTTGCTTGACGTGCCAGATCGAATAGTTACACCACAATCACCTGAGTTGGCGATAGTCAAATCATCAGCAGACGCTTCACCTTCAGTCGTCGTACCAAGCAACAGCCGCCCTGCACTATCAACAACAACACGCTGCGTGCCGCCAGTTGTGATTGAAATCTCATCAGCTGCACTGAAATACAAACCAGTGTTCGTATCCGTGCCGCTATAGAAGCTTGGAGCGGATGCACTGCCAGCAGGGAACTTGACCTTGCCGTCTGCGTTAATTACGCCAGTGACGGTCGTCGCACCAGTTACAGCCAGCGTTGAATCAAGCGTTGCCGCTCCAGTGACGTCTAGCGTTCCAGGGACATCGATATTGCTGGTGAACTCAACGCCTGATCCAGCAACGTCGGTCTGCAGCAGTTGACGTGCAGTACCGTTCGCAAGCTTGCTAACTGCAATCTCTGCACTGGCGTTGATGTCAGCATTGACGATCGTGCCGTCAGTGATCATCGTGCTGGTGACTGTTCCCGTATCGCCAGACGAAATTAGGGTTCCGGAAATATTGGGCAGCGACACGGTGCGATCCGCAGTGGGATCGACAACAGTCAATGTGGTCTCGAAAGCGTTATCTGTTGCACCCTCAAACGTGATGACGGCGTCCTCACCCAGCGCCACCGTTCCAGTCAACGTGGGGTTAGCCGCTGCAACCTTTTCACTGTCAAGCTCTTCAATCGCAGCCTGAACGTTGGTTGCTGCAATGTTGCCTGCAGCAGTAAACGCAACGTTTGATGCTTGCTGTGCAGTAACCGTGGCTGAAACGTCAATCTCGGTGTACGCCGTACCCGTGGACAACAGAAAGTCGGGTGGGTTTAGCGCGACAGTTGGTGCGGGTGACGTCCCAGTGCCTGCGGTGCTGACGACAACGTAGTAACCCTTGTTTGAAGCAGAGGCGGCAGGAAGGGCGCTACCTACAACAAAACTTAGCGCCGTACCTTCTGAGGTAACGGTCGCCATTTTGTTTGTGCTTGCGTTGTAGGTGCCAGCAAGAATAATTTCACCGACGCTGATACCAATTGGCTGCCAGACGTTTCCGTCCCAAAGGAAGTAATCACCTGTAATTGAGTTCAGGTGACACTGGCCGATAAATGCACCACCAGCAGGAGTGGTTTCTGCAATCGTTGCTGTAGAACGATCGGCAAGCTTGTCTGCAGTGACCGCATCTGATGCGATGCGTGCAGTCGGCACAGTTCCGGTCGTAATCTTGTCTGCATCAAGATCAGGAATATCAGCTGCAACCAGCGATTCCGTGCCAGTGATATGGCCTTCCGTGTCGAACGTGACCTTGGAAGCAGTGCCTGCAGTGACTGAGTTGTCGTGATTAAGTTCACCCGCGCCAGTAACGCCAAGGCCAGAGCCAGGCTTGATGACACCAACGGTGGTTGATGTGGCGTTTGGAACGTCAGCAGCAACAATCGCTCGACCGCTTGTAATCAGACCATTGGCGTCATACTGGACAATGTGGTTCTCAGAAGCCTCTGCAGTAACGGTGTTGTTAATGGCGATCGTGTCGCTAGACATCGTCAAGCCATTGCCATTGACGATCACACCGCCTTTTGCAGAAGTGCTTGCAGTTGGAAGATCCGTTCCAATGATCGCCCTGTAGCCGACCGTGCCACCAGCACCAGTGGGGCCAGCAAGGAATTGTGCGGCTGCAGTGGTGTTATCCAGCGTTGCGCTGATCGTTACGGTGTCACCGCTTGTAGAGGCAACAATGTTGATCTCACCAGTCGTGCTGCCGTTGACAACGTTGATCGAGCCAGCGCCTTTAACGCTTGTCCAAGCTGACCCCGACCATACATACAGTTTTGAATCGTCAGTGTCTAAAGCGACCTGTCCCACAAACGATCCAGAGCCAGGCAGCGTTGAGACCAGTGTCACGCTGGAGTTGTTAGCCAATTTGGCTGCCGTGATCGCTGAATCAGCCACCTTGGCTGTAGTGATGCCAGCGTCAGCAACAGAAGCTGTGGCAACGCTCCCCGCAGAAAACAGGATCTTGGCGCTTGGAATCGTTGCGTCAGAGATCAGCGTTGTGCCATTTGCAATGAGGTCGCTGACCGTTAGCTTCTTAGTTTCACTTGCGCTGTCGTCAACAACAGCAACCACGTCTGCGGCAACCAGATCAGCCCCAGCAAGGCTGTTAAGGGCACTGATCTTAAGGTCAGCCATGAAACCCTACGCATGAACCACGATGGGCTCATCATAGAGCCGCCACAACTACGGATCCAGCAAGATTGCGTCTGTTGTGCCTTGCTCTAGCAGAATCTCATCCGTGTCTTCCTGAAGCAGCTTGCTAGGCACCTCTAGATCCATTCGTAACTGGATCGTTCCAGTAGTAATGAAATCAGCTTGAACCTGCACAGTATTGTCTGGAGCAAATTGCACAGCGCAACCAGTCAACACACCAGTGAACTCATAAAAGACTTCATCATTATCGTTGGCAGCTACACCGCCAGGGTTGTGGTTATTGCGCTTGATATAAAAACGAGCCTTGAACTGACTACCCACTCGCGTCCGCAAAGACAGTTCAACCAAGTAGTTCGGCAGTTCTTGGCTGGTATCGCCGGTGTACTCCCAAAACGCAGACATCCGACCCGAGCCAGACATCAACGTGCTAATCCTGTTGCGAAACTCGTCAGAAAGAGTGGTGGTGTCTACGGTCTCCCGCTCAGTGTTTAGCTCGAAGCCATTGACTTGAGCCAACACCTTGTATTGAGCGTTTTCAACCTTCACCCTGATGGGCAGGTCATTAGCAGGTGTGGCCAGAGCAGTCGCGTTAGTCGTTCCACCATTCACTGCATGGGCGAACGAGTCATAAAGCCTGATGCCGTCTAGCTCATCGACGTGAATAAACTTCTTGACGCTGGTCTTGGTGTAGCTGTCGATGAAATCAAGCGCCGTTCCATCAGTGCTGGTGATCTCGATTTGATCGCCGCTCAGCAGTTGACCGTGCTCAAAATCAAAGCTGAAACGTTTTTTTGTTGCGTTGACATCTGATGGATTGATGGTGGAGCGCAAATCACCACCATCAAACTGCCGTTGCAGCTCTACTTGACCATAAGTGCCAAGATAAACACTCATGAGATCGTGACCGTAGACAGTGCTCCTGTACCCTGGAACGCGATCTCAGCTCGCACAATATCGCCAGTTGCCGCTCCAATCGAAGCACTGGTCACGTAAGCCGTCAGCTTGATGTCGTTGTTATCCGTTCCATCAACCCAACGGAAGGTCAGCTCAACGGTGTCGGAGCTGCTAACGCCAGTCGTGCCAGTCTTGTAAAGCTTGTTCAGCAGATCGGTTGTATTGATAGCGTTGTTGTCGTCCTTGTAATACAGCAAAGTCGCACTGCCGCTATAGCCCGAAATACCAGGCGTATAGCTGCGAATGTTTTCGCTCAAAGTGGTGGTTTCGAGCGTTTCGAGATTGGCGGACAGCGAAAAGTTGACGACCTTGGCAAGGGTCGTTCCAGCAAGCTGCATCACGCCATCTCTGCCGGAGTAAACCTTTGCCATTACGCCACCGCTCGCAATGACACTGTAACGCTGCTAATACCCGGACGCACTGCCTGCACTTGCGGCTCGGCGTCATAACGCCACTTCGTACCTGATGGAGCGTCCAAGGTTGATGTCGTTCCAGACCAGCCTTCAAATACTTCCGAAGGCAAGGTAAAAGTGCGAAACGTGCCGAGCTGATCGCTGTAATCGTCCAAAAACGATTCAGCATTGGCGTCGGTCACGTTGGCATAAGACAAACTCAACGTGGCATTGACACGCCGTGATCCATACAAGATCCGAACTTCCGCACCAGATTGCGAATTGAATCGCTGGCTTGGAAAGTCTCCTGGCGTGAACTGACGGCCTGTTGGCGTCAACGACGGAAAAGCCATCACTCAAGCACCGTAAAGTTGGATTCGGTCAGCACGTCCTTAGCCACGATGCTAACGCCAGACGCATCCGTGGGCACCTCAACAGCACTGATGGACACCAGGCCATCTTCTTCTAAATTCAAAGATTCAATCTGGTAGACGCTGTAATCGGTGCTGCCGCTGAGCAAGGTGAACAACGAACCGTGGTACTGAGAATCACTGACTGCGTTATTCGCAATCGTGATCGTGGTTTCAGTCACCTCTTGAGTTGTTGGGTTATAGAGCAAGGCTTCATAGTCGCCGTCTTCGACAGTCGTAATGCTGACCAACGTTCCAGCGTCAGTGATCGAACCGTTTGCAGTTGAGCTGTAGGTGCTTGCCTCTGTAATCACCCGGATATAAGAGCCAGGTTGGACACCCAAAGCGTCGGGCACTGTTTTGAAGCTCACAGTCTTGGTGATGCGACGACGCACGCTTAACAAGAAACGAGCTGTCCGCAAAGCCTGTTCACGGTTTGTGCAGAACTCGCTCAAATCAAACGACTGCTCTGTTGTGTTCCTTTCGTTTACGCCAAAGTCTGACCAGTGCATCAACGCTGATGCT